CACCTTCTCCGGGATTGTTTTGGGAAATTATTCCGCCAGTTATTCCTAAAACTGTACATGGCGATATAAAAATAGATACAAACATTGCAGGACCTATGCCTGGTAATATTGATATACATGCTAAAGGAAAAGTAAATGCAACAAGTATTACAGGTTCTATAAATTTAAAAGCAGTTGCAGATAACATTAATATACAAACACCTCAAACTGTGTACATAGATGGAACAAGTGCAGTACACTTAAACTTACCTGGACCAGTTCAACCGCCAGCAGAGCCTATTGCATTAAGTGCGTTAGCAACTAACATACCGTTTCCTTTTGATACAAGTGCAAGTGGCGGAGCAAATGGTGCTGAATTTGGTGTTTACGAAAATCCAATTACTGATCCTAGTAAACCGTGGAATGAAGCATACTATCAATCAGACAATACATTATATAGTATAATGAAGCGTATACCTATGCATGAACCGTGGCCAGGACATGAAGCAGGCGATGGTATAGAAACTACAGCGTCTAATACAGATAGAGAAACCAGTGGTCAGTAAAGTGGGTAAATAGCAGTATGGCACAGTATAAAGAAATCAATGTAGACGGAAAAACAGACGTAGTTCAAACACAGCAAACTAGTCAAATTTACAAAGGCACGAGTACGGTTAGTGACGATAGTAAGAGTTTTTCATTATACGATATAAACTTAATCAAACAGGATTTGTTGAATCACTTTAATATTAGAAAAGGTGAGAAGATCTATAATCCAAATTTTGGTAGTATTATATGGGATCTAATACACGAACCGTTAACAGAAGAAACAACTGAATTATTACAAAATGACGTTAAAGAAGTCCTTAGATCAGATCCAAGGGTTTTAGTTGAAAATATTTCAATTTTTGAACAGCAAACTGGTGTACAAATTGTTATTGAAATTAACTTTAAAGACTACAATCAATTAGAACAAATGGTATATACGTTTGATCGAAATAGTGGCTTATCGATGGCATAAAATAAAATACGCAGTTTATAATTTAAGGTAAATATTTGCATGGCAAGTTATGATAGACAAAATTCACTTTTAGTAAACCAGGATTGGAGTAAGATCTATCGATCTTTCACTGATGCTGACTTTAGTTCTTACGATTTCCCTACTATACGTAGGACGATGATTAATTACTTACGTAAAAATTATCCAGAAGACTTTAACGATTATATCGAATCAAGTGAATATCTTGCATTAATTGATGTAATTGCATTTTTAGGGCAAAGTTTATCTTACAGAGTTGACTTAAATGCTAGAGAAAACTTTATTGAAACAGCACAGAAAAAAGAAAGTGTATTGCGTCTTGCAAGATTAGTAGGTTATAACAACAAACGTAACCAAAGTGCTACAGGACTATTAAAAATTACAGGAATACAAACCACACAGAATTTAACTGACAGTAACGGAACACAGTTACGTAATAGATTTATTTTATGGAATGACGATTCAAATGTAAACTGGTTAGAGCAGATCAATACAATTATGAATAACAGTTTCCAAGGAACAACTGTATTTGGAAAACCAAATGCTAGTGATGCAGTTGGAGGAATTCAAACAGATCAATACAAAGTTAATACAACCAATTCAGATATTCCAACATACAAATTTAGTAAAACTGTTGCAGGGTTACAAACATCATTTAATATTGTAAGTGCTAATTTAAATCAGGGTAATATAGTTGAAGAAACTCCATTGCCAGGAAACACTTTAGGATTATTATATAGAAATGATAAGAGAGGCAATAGTTCAGAAAACACGGGATTCTTTTTAAACTTTAAACAAGGCGAAACTTACACTTCACCGTTTTCAATTTCAGATCCTTCTAACAATGAAGTAATTAATTTAAACACACCTAACATTAATAACGATGATGTTTGGTTATGGGAATTAGATCAATTTGGAAACTATATACAACAATGGACAAAACTTGATAGTGTTGTTGGAACAAACGCTGTTTATAATTCAGAAGCAAAAGATAATAGAAAAATTTATTCTGTAATTTCAAGAGACCAAGATAAAGTTAGTTTAAATTTTGCAGATGGAACATTTGGTGATTTACCTAATGGTTCATTTAGAGTTTACTACAGAGTTTCAAATGGTTTAACATATACAATTAGACCAGCAGACATGCAAAATATTATTGTTGATATTCCTTACACTTCAAAAAGTGGACAAAGAAATACACTAACAGTTCAATGTGCATTGCAGACTACAGTTACAAATGCTAGTGCTACAGAAAGTGTTTCTAGTATTAGAAACAATGCACCTCAAACATATTACACACAAAATAGAATGATCACAGGTGAAGACTATAACACTTTACCTTTAACGTCTAATCCACAAGTTGTTAAATCAAAAGCAGTAAACAGAGCAAGTAGTGGTATTTCAAGACAGTATGAAATTAAAGATCCAACTGGAAAATATTCCAGCACAAACATAATGGCTGATGATGGAATACTTTATAAAAATGATTACGAAATAGATTTTAATTTTACATTTAGTACAAGAAATGATGTATTAGGTATTTTAAGAAATAATATCGAACCTATTATTGCAGGTATAGGAACTAAAAGTTTTTACTATGATAAATTTCCTAGAATACAAACAGCAGGTCTAAACATTGATTGGGTTAAGTCAACAGACACAAGTGTTGGGTCAACAGGATATTTTAGAAACACAGTGAATAACGCACCTATTACAGTTGGGTCATTTACAGGAAACAACTTTAGGTTTATTGCAACTGATAGTATGATTAAATTTGTTCCACCAAGTGGTAGATATTTTCTACCTAATGGAGCACTTACAACAACTAAAACAAAATTAACTAGTGATTATATCTGGGCCAAAGTTGCAAATGTTATTGGTGACGGATCTAACGGCGGACTAGGTGCATTAGATAACGGAACAGGACCAATTGTAATTACAGAGAAAGTACCAGCACTAGCAATACCAAGTGAGATTGTACCTAATATAGTAACAGACTTACCAAGTGATATTGAAACAGAAATAGTTGACTTAGTATTTTCAAATAAAAACTTTGGACTACGTTATGATCAATCTACATTAACATGGAAAATTATTGCTAATGCTAATGCTAATACATTAGATCCATTTAGTTTAGATAGAGAAGGTGATTTATCAGGAACTAAAGCAGACAAGAGTTGGTTTGTACTATTTGAAACCGACGGTGAAACATACACAGTTTCATACAGGGGATTAGATTATAGATTTGAAAGTCAAGACCTTGTACAATTTTATGTTGATACTACAGGAAAAACATATGATCCTAAAACAGGATCAGTAATTAAAGATCAAATTAAAATTCTTAAAGTAAATGAAGATCCGATTGCTAGTTCAATCTTAACAAAAGATTATCCATGGGAAATTACTGGAGCAATTAGAAACACAGACGGATTTGAAGATACAAATAGAGTACAAGTAAACTTATACGACTCAGACGATGACGGAATGATTGATGATCCAGATAGTTTTATAAATGTAGTTGCACCAGAATCAACAGATGTTAGAGGATATCAAGACAAATTTGTATTCTTCCAAAATACTGTTGTTGGAAACTATACAGTTGCTAAAAAAGTAGATGCAAGTAATTTTATAATTTTTGATAAAGAAACAAGTATTCCAGCACTTGCAGATTATAGCGACGGACAACTATTTTATTTTTATAGTTCTACAGAAAACGTTATTAAGTCTTATAGTGCAACTAGAGGAGTATTAGATTTAAACAATACGTATTTTGCAAAACCTGGAAGATCGGATATTAGATTCCAGTATATTCACAATGCAGATAATGATAGAAGATTAGATCCTAGTAAAACTAACTTAATAGACATCTATATGTTAACCGAAGCATATGACAGTGACTTTAGAACATGGATTGTAAATGGAGGGAATCGACCATTAGCACCGAGTTCAGAACAACTTAGAAGTCAATTTGAACCTGAATTAAATAAAATAAAATCAATAAGTGATACATTAATATTTCATTCAGTAAAATATAGACCATTATTTGGAACCACTGCTGATACAGATCTTCAAGCACAATTTAAAATTGTAAGAGGACCAAACAGCACTATTAGTGATAACCAATTGAAAAGCGGTGTAATCGAAGCAATTAATTCATTCTTTAATGTAACTAATTGGGATTTTGGAGATACATTTTACTTTTCAGAACTAGCAACATTTGTACATAATAATCTTGCACCTGACCTAGCAAATATGGTTATTGTACCTAGAAGTAACGGACAAAGTTTTGGATCGTTGTTTCAAATACAAAGTAAAGCAGATGAAATTTTTGTAAGCAGTGCTACTGTTGATAATATAGAAATTATCGATAGTGTAACAGCAAGTAATTTACAAGCATCAGGTAATGTTGTTAGCAGTGTTGAACAAGTAGGAACAGTTGCAGTTACATCAACAAACACAGTTACAACAACTAATACTGTTTCAACAGGTACAGCAAGTACAACAGGTACAGCAAGTACAACAAGTACTACCAACACCACTAGTAGCGGAGGTTCTAATTACTAATGGCATATAGTGACAACAACAATGCTCCTGTTAACAAGGACAATAAAGATAAGTTTAGAAATAGTGCTGATTTACTTCCAATGTTTTTTAGAACGGAAGCAAATAAAAAGTTTCTTGGAGCAACATTTGACACACTTATTAGTAAAGGTCAATTAGAAAAAATTAACGGTTTTGTTGGAAGTAGATATTCTCCAACAGTAAAGCCAGAGGATAGATACCTTACTGAACCAACATCTAATCGCAGACGTTATAACCTATTACCTAGTGTTGTAATTAGAGATGATTTTGATGATAGAACAGAATGGTTAGCAACGTATGACGATTTATTAAATCAGTTAGATTTTTTTAACAGTGAAACAAAAAATCATAACAACTTATTTTCTAGCAAATATTATGCTTGGAACCCACATATTGACTTTGATAAAATTGCAAACTATAGACAGTACTATTGGTTGCCACAAGGTCCTAGTCCAGTTACAGTTACAGGATTAGCAGAAGGTAGCATAAGTGCATTTACTGTTACTAATGATAGTTCGGGTGCTTATGTGTTTACGCCAGATGGTAGTTCAAAGAACCCTGTAATTAAATTGTTTAGAGGGGCAACTTATAAGTTTGAAGTAAATGCACCAGGACATCCATTCAATATTAAACTTGCAAAAACTACAGGTAATACAGATTTATACACTGATGGAGTTACAGACAACGGTACCGACAATGGAACAGTTGTGTTTACTATTCCAAAAGGTGCACCAGACATACTTTACTATGCTTGTGCTAATCATCAATCAATGCAAGGTATTTTTGAAATTAAAGATGCAGTTGATGAGTTAAACATTGATATTCCTACAGAAGTTTTAGGTAAAACAGAGTATACAAGTTCTAATGGAGTTGTGTTTACTAACGGATTAAAAGTTAATTTTACAGGAAATGTATCACCGTCAAAATATAAAAACAAAAATTATTATGTTGAAGGTGTTGGAACAGGAATTACACTTACTCCGGTAACAGAGTTTGATACACCAGAAGGTTATAGTCAAAATTTTGATTATGAATTTGATGTAGACAGTTTCGATGACACTCCATATGATGACGGAGAAAGCACACCAACAACTCCAGAGTACGTTAGTATTAACAGAGCAAGTATTGATAAGAATCCTTGGTCAAGATATAACAGATGGTTTCATAAAGAAGTTATTGAAGCAACAGCCAAGTATAATAATACTAATATTGTATTAGATGAAACTCAACGTGCTAAACGTCCTATTATTGAATTTAGACCTAACATGCAACTTTACAATTTTGCTACACAAGGTTTAGGCAACATCGATGTAATTGACACAGTTACAACAGATGCATTTAGTGAAGTTGAAGGACAAATAGGTTACTACGTTGATCAAATTGATTTAACAACAGGTATGCGTGTTACATTTACAGCAGATCCTGACATCACTGTAGCAGGAAAGATTTATGAAGTTTCGTTTGTAACACACGGCGGAAAGTCAAGATTGCGTTTAGAAGAAGTTGAAAGCGGTTTAACTAATACAGGTATTGTTGTTACTAACGGTGTAACTAACAAAGGTACTAGTTGGTACTTTAATGGAACAACATGGATTAAAGGACAACAAAAAACTACAATTAACCAAGCACCAATGTTTGAATTATTTGATAATGACGGTGTTAGTTTTACCGATACAAAATACGGTGTACAAAATTTTGTTGGTAACAAACTATTAAGTTACAAACAAGGAACCGGTGCAAACGATGCTATTTTAGGATTTCCAATTTCATATCAAAATGTTAATAACATTGGTGATATTTGTTTTAACTTTGATTGGGATAATGATAGTTTTGTATATTCTACAACTGACGGAAATGTTTTACAAGACACAGCGGCCAGTGTTGTTAAAGTAAACAAAAGTTTAACTGAAAACACATTTGAATCAGGATGGAGTTTAGTTGATACTAAAACTAGACAAAAAGTTATACAACTTAATGATACAATCGCCGAAACAACATTAATTGAAATTACAGCAATTACTAATCCAGGACTATACCTAACAGCAAAAGACATTGTTGTTGAGTATGCTGGAACTGTACTAAAACCTAATACAGGATTTACTACAACAAAAAGTGATGACGGTAAAAAATTATATATAAATCCTGTAGAATTTATTCCATCAGACGAAAGAATTACTATAAAAATTACCACTGATGAAGTACCTACACAGTTTGGATTTTACGAAGCGCCTATAAACTTAACTAACAACAGTGAAAATAATGATCTAACTACATTTACTTTAGGTAGTGTAACTGATCATGTTAGAACTATTTTTAGTAATAATATTAATGTTACTGGTAAGTTTAACAACACATCAAATGCTAGAGATATTCCTAACTTATATAAATCAGGAACACGTTATGTAAAACATCAAGGTAGTTTATTACCTGCAATTTTTGGACTAGTTGACAGCGAAACAAATGTAATTAAATCTATAAGAAAAAATGCACTTGATTACAATGTATTCAAACAACAATTTTTAAATATGTTTGAAACAATTGAAGTTACAGGTGCTCCGAGAGATGATGTAGACAGTATATTATACAGTATGTCTGTAAACCAAAACTCAAATAATTCTTACTTTTACAGTGATATGGCCGGCTACGGTAAATCTTTATCGTCCACAACATATGAAGTTAACACATTTGAACAACAAATTTTTGGAATACAAAGTAACTTTAATCTAACTGCTAATTCAAATAGAAGTGTATATGTTTACTTAAACGGTGAACATTTAATTAATGGTGTTGATTATAACTTTGATACTATTGATAACACAGTTAATCTTATTAAGAAAACAGCAATAGGTGATAGTGTAGTAATTTATGATTACAATACTATTGGTAGTATTATTCCTAGTACTCCTACAAAGTTAGGATTATATCCAAAGTATACACCAGAAATTTATACAGATAAAACTTATATTACGCCTACTAAAATTATTCAAGGGCATGATGGAAGTAAAACTAAAGCGTTTGATGATTACCGAGATGAATTATTATTAGAATTAGAAAAAAGAATTTATAACAATATTAAAGTTGAATATAATAGAGATATATTTGACAACAATGAATTCAAACCGGGTGCATTTAGAAAAACAGATTTTACATTAGATGAATTTACTAGTGTATTAGATGATGATTTTAATTACTGGTCTAACTTGTATTCAGTAAACTATCTAGATAATACAACATCAGTAGAAGGGGAAATATTTTCCTACAATCATAACTCAGGTTTAGACACAGTCAACGGTGAAACTTTACCAGGATCGTGGAGAGGGATTTATAAAAAGTTTTTTGATACAGATCGTCCGCATACTGCTCCATGGGAAATGCTTGGATATTCTGAAAAACCTAGTTGGTGGGAAGGCCGTTATGGAGCCGCTCCTTACACTTCAGGTAATGATATTCTTTGGAATGATTTAGAAAAAGGTTTTGATTTTAACAAACAAAAAGCAAATCCAGTATACGCAAGAACAGGATTAAGCAAAATTATACCTGTAGACGAGTACGGAGATTTAAAATCACCTTTACAATCAAATTTAGTAAACAACTTTATTACAACTAACATTGGACATGATTGGGTCTTTGGTGACATGGGTCCATCAGAGTATTCATGGAGATCAAGTAGTTGGTATCCGTATGTTGAACAAATTGCTTTAGCATTACTAAAACCTGCAAACTATCTCACAGCACAATATGATACTAGTCAAAATAAAGTTTCACCAAGCGGTAACATTATATACAATAGTACAGGAAAAATTTTAGATTTTACAGATGTAAAAACACATACATTGTATTATAATAATGTAAGATATTTTGGATCAGGGTATCATGTATTTGTAGTTGACTATATGAAACAAGCAAATCAAGATGTGCTTACAGGTTATGCTAGTAGACTTGCAAAAACAAGTATGAATCTAACATATAAAACAGGTGCGTTTGTTAATAAAGATAGACTTAGAGTTCTACTTGAAAGTGCGAATCCAAATTCTCCTGATAAAAGTATTTTCCTCCCAGATGAAAATTATGAAATTGCATTTAGAAAATCCAATCCAGTTTATACTGCTAGTATATCTGGTGTAGTTGTAGAAAAAGTTGATAAAGGATATATGGTCAGAGGTTATGACAAGTATAATCCTGTGTTTAACATTTACCCTGCAAGACTAGGACAAAATGACCAAGCAGTTAATATTGGCGGTACTGAAGCAAACTTTATTATATGGACAGAAGAAAAGTTTTATGGTGCACAACAAATTGTACAATACGAAGGTTCGTATTACAGAGTAAAAGAAGATCATACTGCACAGCAACAATTTGATGTTAGCAAGTATGCTAAACTTGCTGAGTTACCAACAACAGGCGGAGCATCGGCTCAAATACCTACATTGTTTGAAGACAGGTTAGTTAGAGTACCATACCAAACAGTGTATACTAACAAGCAAGACGTTTACAACTTTTTACTAGGATACGGACAGTATCTTGAAAGTATTGGATTTAAGTTTGAATCTCGAATCAACGAACTTGGTGAAATATCAGATTTTAGATTTAGTGGAAAAGAATTTTTATATTGGACTACACAAAATTTTGCAAAAGGAAGTGTTATTACACTAGCACCGTTTGCAAGAAATGTTTCTTTTGAATTTTCATCAGGACAAGTAGATAACGTTTTAGATACATTCTATGAATATTCTATATACAATGCTGGTGGAAATCCAATAAGTAGAAAAAGCATAAGCACAGTTAGAGATAGCGGAAGATTTACATTAAAGCCAGTAGACACACAAGAAGGTATTTTTAACGTACAATTAAATCTTATACAAAAAGAACACGTTATTGTGTTTGACGATAAGAGTGTATTTGGTGATATAATATATGATCAAGAAGCAGGTTACCGACAAGAACGTATTAAGTTAATTGGATTTAAAACTACTGAATGGGATGGCGATTTATATTCACCAGGATTTGTTTATGATGAAGCAAAGATTTCTCCATGGGCTCAATACAGAGATTATAATCTTGGCGATGTTGTAAAATATAAAACAAAATTTTATACTGCAAAAAGTTTTATTGCAGGTGAAGAAAACTTTGTTTATAATAAATGGTCCTATTTAAATCAAGCACCAACAGCAGAGTTATTACCTAACTTAGATTTTAAAATTAGTAGTTTCCAAGATTTCTATAACTTAGATACTGAAACATTTGATGAAGCATCGAGTAAGTTATCACAACACTTGGTAGGATACCAAAAAAGAATATACTTAGATAATCTTATACAAGATAATACAGCACAGTATAAGTTTTATCAAGGATATATTAAAGAAAAAGGTACAACAAATGCTATTGATAAAATATCTCGATTAAAGATTGACGATGTACAAACAGATATTTCAATAGACGAGGAATGGGCATTTAAAGTTGGTAGTTTAGGAAGCAACTCAACTGTTAAAGAAATTGAGTTTACACTAGACGAAAGTTTAAATTTAGAAAATCCACAAGCATATGATTTTGTAAGTTCTGTAACTTCAAATACCACACCAGGAAACAACATACAAATTACTGCAAATAACATTGCTGTAAAACCAGTTGACTATGATAACAATCCGTGGCCAATTACAACACTTGATACTACAGCAGGAATTACTAGTGATTATCTTAATCAACTGCCGGTTGCAGGATATCCTAGATTAGATGATATTCCAACTACTTCAGTAAACTATTCAGATCTAGTAGGTAGCAGTGTTATTAACCAACTTGATGATAGTGATCTAATTTGGGTAGCAAAGGATAAAGATAAAGACTGGAATGTGTATCAGTTACAAACAATTCCAGCAAGAGTAATTCAAACAGATGATTTAAAAACTCAATTCTTAGATAATGAAATTACACTAAACACAGACATTGCACACAACCTAGTTGTTAATCAAATTATTAGTATTAAAAGTTTTTCAGAAAGTGTTGATAATGTTTATCTTGTAAAAAGAATTAACTCAACTACACAGTTTGTAGTTGAAGGAAGTGATACTAGTACTACATTAGATGATAGTACATCGGGAGAAATTTTAGAATTTATTTCGAACAGAGTTAGTAACCCAGATGATATTAACAATATTAAAAATGTATCAAACATAGAAAATGATTCACTTATTTTTGTAGATAATGATGGTACTAACAAATGGGCAGTATATAAAAAGACAAGAGCATTTACAGAAAACAAATGGGGATCTCCAAACCCTATCACTAAACAAAAGTTTGGTTATAACATTGCTTCTGCAAATTCAGGTAGAACTATTGTTGTAGCGGCACCAAAGTTTGGCGATGAAGGTCAAATTTATATTTTAAACAGAGAATTTAATACAGGAATTCAAACACTACAAGTAACACAAGGATTTGCTATTTCAGATAACGCAAGTGATAATATTGTCAGTGATGCAGGCTTACCTGCACTTGGAACAAGTTTAGCATTAAGCAATGATGGAACAGTATTAGTAGCAGGTGCATCAGAAGCAAGTAATTTTAAGGCGGCTGATGATAGTACATATGCTAGTGGATTTAGAGTAAGCGTTGGAAATATTGATGTTGCTCCTAGTGTATTTGATAGAGAAGGTGTTGTAACATTACACACATACGATACTGCTGAAAACTTATTTAAAAGAAACTATGTAATTGGTTGTAGTGAACCAGAAAGTGATTTGCATTTTGGTGCAAGTGTACTAGTATCAAATACAAAGTTGTTAGTTGGTGCTCCGGGTAAAACTAACTTCCAAGGTAAAGTTTACATATATGATAAAACTACAAGACCAGACGGTAGTACATTAGATTGGGATTTAAGTGATCACCATATTTTATCAATTCCGAATAGTAGAGATGGAGATAAATTTGGTTCAACTATGACTGCTAATAAAGATCTTAGTATTGTTGCTATATCGGCTCCAGGATATGAAGAAGAAGGAGATGATAGTACAGCAAACAAAGGCGCAGTATTCATATACAGTTTAGATTCAAATAACGAATATCAATTAATTCAAACATTAAGTTCAGCAACATTTAATCAAATTGATTCAGGTGATAGTTTTGGTTACTCATTGGATATGAGTGATAACGGAACTACACTTATAGTATCAGCACCATACGATGATCAAAATACTATTAACAGCGGAGCATTATATTACTTTAGTAAAGAAGTAACTGCTGATAGTACACAAGATATGTACACATACCAACAAACTATTTTTAGTCCTCTTAAACAAGTACAAGAACAGTTTGGGGCAAAAGTAAGTGTAAATGAAGACGGAACCGGATTTGCTGTGTGGAGTCAACATGGTCAGAATCGACTAACAACAACATTTGATAAATTTACACTACTAGAAGATAGTTCACTAGGTGAAACTACAAGAGAAACTACATTTGATAGTCAGAGTTTAAACATAATTGATGAAAATTATGCAAGTGGTACAGTTTACACTTATACAAAACTAAACACAAAGTTTGTTTATGGACAACAATTAAGTTCAGATACAACACAAGAATTTGATGAGTTTGGTCGAGGTCTTATATACACAGGTAATTCATTGTTAGTCGGTGCGCCTAATAGTAAGACAGCAGATCTTACTGATGACATTGGTAGTTTATTTGTATATCAAAAAACTGGATCAAGTGGTTGGAATAAAATTAGAACACAGGATGATCCTACAGATCCGTATAGTGTTAAAAAATCTTTCACATTTAATACATTAAAAAATGATGTAAAAGACTTTTTAGAAACTATTGATCCTGTAAAAGGAAAAATTCCATATCTAGCAGAAAAAGAAATTTCATTTAAAGCAAACATTGACCCTGCTTCGTATACTAGAAGCGACACTAACGTAACAGTTAAACCAACCACAGCATGGACAGAAGAACATGTTGGCCAACTATGGTGGGATTTAAGTACTGTAAGTTACATATGGTATGAGCAAGGTGATACAGAATATAGAAAAACAAACTGGGGACAACAATTTCCTGGAAGTTCAATTGATGTATATGAATGGGTTGAAACTGATCTTTTACCAAGTGAATGGTTAGAACTTTCAGTTACACAACAAGGACAATCAGCAGGAGTTAGCGGAACACCTAAATACAATGATGATACACTTGTACAGAAAAACATTTATAATTTTACTAGTGGCGGATTCGAAACTAGATATTACTATTGGGTTAAAAATACTGTAGCAGTTCCTAATGTAAAAAACCGTGATTTACCGGCAGTTGAAGTTGCAAATATTATTAATGATCCTAAAACATACGGAATTAAAAGTATCCAACTTTTATCTAAAAATGCAATCAGTATTAGCAATGTAAAAACAACACTTGATGATAAAGATGTTTTCTTAAGTGTGCAATACAGTAATGTAGATACTGATATTCCAGAACACAACGAATGGCAGTTAATCAGTGAAAGCCAAGATAAGAAAATTGAAAATACTTTATTAGTTAAAAAACTTATTGACAGTGCAGTTGGATATGACAGTGAAGGAAATCCAGTTCCAGATCAAGCACTTCCGGTACAACGAAAATACGGAATACAAGTTCGTCCTAGACAAAGCATGTTTGTTGATAGACTAGATGCACTTAAATCTATTATTACATTTACAAATGAAGTAATGAGTAATACTAGAGTTGTTGATACTAAAGATATTAATGCACTATCTGAAAAAGATCCTTTACCTGTATCAGGTAGCGGAAAATGGGATATACAAATTGACGACTATGACGAGTTATCACAAGTAGGTACAGAGGATTTAGTAACAGCAACAGCAACAGCAAATATTGTTAACGGTAGAATAACTTCTGTAAACATAACCAATGCTGGTAAAGGATATAAAAATGCTCCTGCAATTACTATTTCAGGCACAGGTACAGGTGCAAAATTACAATCTGTAATTGATGCTCAAGGTAAAATAACAGCAATCAATGTTAATAAAACAGGTAAAGATTACACAGTTGCTAATTTAGATATTAGACCATTTAGAGCATTGGTTACATTAGACTCAACAGCAAATAATAACTGGACAATATATCAATGGCAAGCAAGTACTAAACTTTGGTCTAGAACAAATACACAAACATTTGACTTAACACGCTTTTGGAAATATACAGATTATGTAGTTGCAGGATTTGATATTGATTCAATTATTAATTACAAACTAAAAGCAACATACGAGTTAAACACTATTACACCAATAGTTGGAGAGTTAGTACAAGTTGACAACGCTGGAGACGGTAACAAGATTATTCTTAAAAGAGTAATTAGTAATGGTACTTTTGATGACTCATATGACTTAATGTATAAAGCAAACAGTACAATACAGTTTAACGAAAGTGTTTATAATTACGAATTATTAAACTTTGGTTTTGCAGGTCAAGAAAATTATGACGTAAACTTGTTTGACAGTGAGCCAATACAAGAAACACGTAGAGTTTTAGAAATTATTAGAGATAATATATTTGTAGACGACTTAAAAGATAATTGGAACAAATTATTCTTTATTGCAGTAAGATATGCATTTTCTGAGCAAACATTTGTAGACTGGGCATTTAAAACTAGTTTCATAACTGTAGATAATAAACTTGGCGGATTTAGTAAGAAGTTAAATTACAAATTAAGTGACCCAGGATATATTGAACAATACATTAATGAAGTAAAACCTTACAGAACTGTAATTAGAAACTTCTATAACAGTTATGACCAAGTAGAAAACACACCTGTAAGTAATACAGATTTTGATTTACCAAGTTATTGGGACGAAGAAAACAAAATATTTGTTGCTCCTAAGATTACTGATGATAAAATTACTACTGAACCTTATGTTAATTGGTTTGACAACTACAAATATAATATTGGTAATGTAAGTGTTACTGACGATGGTGAAGGTTATACTGAAGCACCTGTGGTTATTATTAGTGGCGGTAGATCTAACAAACCTAAAATTATACAAACTAATGAATTTAGACCATTAGTAACTACTGATTACACTGACAGTAGATTTTATATTAAAACAACAAGTATTCCGGATCACGGATTTTCTAGAAACCCAGGAACCTTTGCTGTAAAATCACAAGACTTTACATTTGAGATTACTAGAACTCCAGTTGAAGCAAATACAAAAGTTAAAACTCCTATGGGAGCAATTGGTGTTGCAGTAAACGGTGTTGTATTCCATAATCCAAAAGCAAACTCAACTGAAATGAGAGCAGGTGTTGATTATACAATAAATGCTGTTCATGCAGGAAAACTTTTAAGTATAGATGACGGATCAGGACATCCGCAAGAAGATGGAGTTTACCATTATCATGCAGATCCTAGTTTAATGTATACAAAAGATACTACAGCACACAGTCCTTTATTAGGATATGCACTTGATGGCTATCCAATTTATGGACCATATGGGTGGAATACTAAATCAGGAAGAAGTAATCCAAGAGTAATGAAATCAAGTTATTCATTAAAAACAACTGTACGTTCAGATGGTAGCAACCATGACGGAACATATGTAGAAGACTATGAATACATTGCAGGGTCAGGAGACTTAGATGAACACAACGGTAGAACTTGTAACACGCCTGAGTATCCAAACGGAACATATGCATACTTTGTAACTGTAGATCCTACAGACACTAACGTACAAGTATATCCATACATTGTTGGTCCTACATATTACGGTGCTCCTATACTACCTAATGGAGACAAAGTTTTACCAGGAGAAGCATTTGTAGATGCAACAGCAGTAGCATATATATCACGTGGTATTGTTAGAGAAATTGTTCTTACTAATCCAGGCAGTGGATATGTTAGTGCTCCTCTTGTTACACTTGCTGGCGGCGGAGGCGAAAATTCTGTAACACGTACAGCAAAAGCATATGCAAGATTAGAAAACAAAAAAGTTAGAATAAATGCAATGAGTATGAAGTTTGATAGGATTGCAAACAGTCATTTAATTCAAAGTCAAACACAAACAGATACATTTACTGCAACTGAAGGACAGATTAAATTTAAATTAACATATATTCCAACACTTGATAAACGTCAAATTAATATTAATATTGCAAATGAAACTGTATATATTGAAAACTATGATGTAAGTATTGTTACTTTAAAAGATCAAACATATAAAAAACAAGAAGGATACATTATCTTTAGTGTTCCTCCAGGAAAAGGTAAATCTGTATCTATAACATACGAAAAGTCAATCGACTTAATGCAGGCAACTGATAGAATTAATTACTACTACAATCCAACAGCAGGTATGCGTGGTAAAGAACCATCGCAGTTAATGACTGGTGTTGAATATGATGGTGTTAAAGTACAAGGATTAGAGTTTGATATTAGCGTAGGCTTTGATGGTCTTCCATGGTTTAGTCATGGTTGGGATACATTCTCAGGAACAAACACTGACTTTGCTTTCCGTGCAGATGGTAGTACACAAACATTTACACTACCATATACACCAGAAGCAGGGCAAGAGATAAATGTTTACTTTGATAATGTAAGACAAGATCCAACAAATACTCCAACAATTACAGGAGACGGAAACACAACTGCATTTACATTAGACATAGGTGCTCCAGATGGTACTCTTGTTGTGTTTAGACAAAAAGAATCAGATGGTTCGTTAGTTCCAACTGATGTTAATAACTTAGATACAATTTTACAAGGTGGTAACTTCCAGTATTCAACAGCAACAGGACAAAATCCTGAGGACATTGATATTGACGGTGATGGATTTGTAACAGTTGACACATCACATGCACCAGAAGAAGTTGTTCCAGGACAAACATTTGATAGTTTAAGTATTAGTGTTTACAATTCACCAGCAGATGGTTCTCCGTTAATTGTTACAAACAGATATATTGGTAACAGTTTACTTAGAAGATATAGTTTTGATTTATATCCAGGAACAAATGATAGTTTATTTGTAACAGTTGATGGTGTATATCTAAAACAAACTACAGATTATACTATTGATTACGAAAATAAAGAAATTGTTTTTGTTGATGCTCCAGACATTGGGGAAGTTGTAGCAATACAAACTCTTAATGTTGGCGGCGCAAATATTTTAGAAAGAAAAACATTTACAGGTGACGGAAGTACAACAGAATTTGAACTTACAGCCAAGTACAGTGATGTAGGAAGTGTTTTTGCAACAGTTAACGGTGTAAGTAAAACATATGTATTGCGTGAATCAACAACAGGTAGTGCAATAGTTGATATTACTAATCCGCCAAGTGTGTCTAATACAGTAATTCAAATTACTGCTTTAAGTTCAACTGAAAAAACATACAGTGAAATTATAAAAGAAGCAATTATTGATGATGGAAGTTCTATGGCATATACTATGTCAAACATTCCAGGCAATATTGCTCCTTATCATAACATGGTAATTGCAGAAGTAAAAGATATTAGCAGTGGTGTTGTAACTAGATTACTTCCACCAGACACTGTTTACTATGTAAGCAACGGAATAACACAAAATTATACAGTAAGTCAAAACCCAGAGTACCCTGTGTTTAGTTTAGCACTAGGAGAAATTGAAGTTTATCTAAACGGAAACAAACTAGTACCAATTAGAGACTTTAACTTTGATACGCAAACTAATCTTGTAACATTTAACCAGAATGTTTTAACTTCCGGTGATGTGATTGCAATTACTATCCTTAAAAATCACGAGTATGAAATTAATGTTACTGGTGATAGTGCAGGAGATACTGAAGCAAACTTGGTAATATTAAAAAGTAGATCAGATTTACCAACAAATGCAGAGTTCCATGTAACAACATTTACTAATCATGATTCAAACTTAATTAGAAAAGAAGTGTTTACTGGTAACTTAGGCGGCACTTATAAATTAAGTCGTCCTGCAATTGATTCAAACTATGTATGGGTTGAAATTGATGGTACACCATTAGTTGCAGAACGTGATTATAAGATTTTAGATAACAATATAACTGTTGAGATTGATAATAAATTTACTGTATTAGCAACATCAAAAGTTACAATAACAACATTTAGTGAAGAATTAAGTTACGACTCTGTTGGATACAAAGTGTTTAACGATATGTTAGATAGAACACACTTCAAACGTATTAGTGATAACGATAGTACTAAACTAGCCGCAGATTTATTGATTAGTGATAAAGAAATTACACTAACCGATACAAGTTTCTTTGATACTCCTTCGATAGCAGATAAAACACCGGGTGTTGTATGGATTGATAGAGAAAGAATTGAATTTTATAAAATTACTGGTAATAAACTAGGACAAATTACAAGAGGTACATTAGGTACAGGTATTAAAGATACACACAAATTAGGTAGTTTAGTATTTGACGCAGGACCAGAGCAAACAGTTCCGTATAAAGAAAATATTAATGTATATGAAAGTGTTATAAGTCCAAATTTACCAAATGGTAGAAAAGAGCATGTATTAGAAACTGTAAATATAACAGGTAGTGCAAACGCACATGATCAAATTGAAGTATATTTGAGTGGCAGAAAACTACAAAAACCAACAGTAAGTACAAATCCTATCAAAATTCATGATGCAGAAATTGCATATGATAGTAATGAAACTAACAGTGCAGGTACATCAAGTGATGTAACGCAAATAGCAGAGTTTACTGTAGAACCAGTAGCAGACTCAACAGGTAAAAGTTATTATAAGTTAATATTAAGGGATGAGCCTCAAGATGGTGCTCAACTAAAAGTAACACAGAAGCAAGGGCGTGTATGGTACGAACAAGGCGTTAATTCAGCGTCTACAGGCACCACACTACAACGTGCAGAAACTGCTCAAGCCAGGTTCTTACTAGAAAGAACCAGTGGCTTACCTGTAATAAATATTAGGGAATAACCAATGTCAGACAAGGATAACAAAGTGAAGAAAACGTATCAAAAGCCAAATGAAAACCAGGGTGTGCTTATGGAAGGGCACATTAAAATCAGTGACCCTGAAACTAAGAAAATACTTGTGGATAAAAGGAACGCTATTCATTACGAAAATATGAGTATATCACTAGCAGAATCGCTAGGTAACGAAGGACGTGGTAACATTGTTGAAATGGCTTTTGGCAATGGTGGAACTACAGTTGATCCTACAGGTATTATTACATATTTGACACCAAACAATGTTGGTGTAAATGCAAGTTTATACAATCAAACATATTATAAAACTGTTGACGATAACAATGTTAACAATACAGATCCTAGTAGAAACTTTATTGAAACTAGACACACATTAGGTGCAACTTATACTGACATTTTAATTAGTTGTTTACTTGATTACGGTGAGCCTAGTGGACAAGAAGCGTTTGATAACTCAACTGACATGGACGGAAACTATGTGTTTGATGAATTAGGGTTAAAAGCGTTCACAACAAATGGTGCAAACGCAGGAAGATTGTTAACACATGTAGTATTTCATCCTGTACAAAAGTCACTAAACAGATTAATTCAAATTGATTATACAATTAGAATTCAAAGTTTGACTAACATAAGCGAGATTTAACGAAATGGCATATAGTGTAAATTTTACAAATTCGATTAATAAGAATCCTATTGTCATTGATGACAATAGTCGTAACACTGTTGATACTTCGTTAACTTTTATAGGGCGTAACGAAGCAAGTTACGGACAAGCGATTGCAGAAAACTTTTTACATGTATTAGAAAACTTTGCAAACGTTACTCCACCAAATAATCCAATTGAAGGACAAGTTTGGTTTGATAGTGCAACTAACAGATTAAAAATTAATGATTCAACAGCAGGTTCTGCAAACTGGAGACCAGCAGGAGGCGTACATGTTGAAGCAGTTGAACCAACAAATCCACTAACAGGAGATGTTTGGGTTGATACAACAAACAATCAACTTTACATTTATACAGGTGCGGCATTCCAATTAGTTGGACCAAACTTTGCAGGCGGCCTTAAAGCAGGTGCTCAAGCAGAAGAAGTTGTTGATACACAAAATACTACTCATACAGTAATTAAAAACTATGTTGCAGATAAAGTTGTAACAATTATTTCAAAAGATCAATTTATTCCAAGACAAAAAATTGAAGGATTTGTAGAATTGTTTCCAGGTATTAATATTTCTTCTACAGATTTTGACAACAATGGAATATTATTAAACAAATTACATGCAACAGCAACAAGGGCAGATGCATTAAATGTAACACAACCTGCTATTGAAACTGTAAATGCAAATAACTTTATAAGAAGTGATATTACAGATACAATGAACGGTCAGTTGTTTGTAAGAAACGACGGTGGTGTAACAGTTGGATCAAATCAAATTTTTAACTTAGAGATTGCAAGTAACAATGCTGTAATTAAAAATAACTCATTAGATGGTAACATTGACTTTAAAGTTTTTCCAGAAGCAGATAGAGATGTTGTTACTGTTATGCGTGTTGACGGAAGAAACAAACGTATAGGTATTAATCAAGTTTCACCAACAGTAGCATTAGATGTAACTGGTAGTGGACACTTTACACAAAATTTACAATTATCAGCAACAGATACATCAACATCAACATCAACCGGAGCACTTATTGTTGCAGGTGGTGCAGGTATTGCAGAAAACTTATTTGTTGGCGGTAATGCAAACTTCCAAGGACATATTCAAGTTGGCGAAACAGGTAGTGGTACAGTTGCTATTCAACCCACAGACAATGGAACACAAGCGTTTGATAAATCATTAGACATTGGTACTACAAACAATTCATTTAGAAATGTTTATTCAGAAACATTTACAGGTAGACTAGTAGGTAGTGTTGTTGGTGATGTATTTGGTAACATTAATGGTACAGCAGATAGACTAGTTGCTTCAACAGTATTTAAAATTGGCGGACACGTTGCTGACTCTACAGGATTTAGTTTTGATGGTCAAACAGGTGGCGCAGAAAAAGTATTCAACGTAACATTAACACAAGATGCTATTTCAGATCAAACAGCAGTTACAGACAACGAAAACGATGACGAATTATTAATTGTTAGATCAGGACAAGGACTTAAACGTACTAAAAGATCTAACTTTTTTGCAGGTGCTTCATTAGTACCAATTGGGGCAATTATGCCTTACGCAGGACCTATTACAACATTTGCAGATATTCCAAGTGGATATTTGTTATGTGATGGATCAGAAGTTGCACAAGGTATATATCCAGACTTATTTGATGTAATTGCATTTACATACGGTGCTGGTGTTAACCCAAGTACATTTAAATTACCAGACTTACGTGGTAGATTTCCACTAGGTTTAGACAACATGGACAATGGAACTACAGTAAACGATGTTAGTGGTTCAGCAGTTGATGCAGGTGGTGGTACAGCAAACAGAGTTACAAATACTAGTGCAAGGTCACTAGGTGGTTCAGGAGGTGTTGAGCAAATCGATACAACTAACGTTGCATTTGGTAGTGGTACACAATTCAGTGATACAACAGGAAGCGGACCATATCAGAATCAAAATGTAATGAATCCATATTTGGCGTTAAGTTACATTATTAGATCAGGGGAGCCAGCGGCGTAATGAGTTATACAGTAAACAAAACAAACGGTTCAGTTTTAACTATTGTCGGTGACGGTACAGTTGATGCAACATCAACAGATATTACACTAGTTGGTAGAAAATACAGTGGGTACGGAGAAGTACTTAACGAAAATACAATTAAGTTATTAGAAAATTTTGCAAACAGAACAGCACCTAACTCACCGTTAGAAGGACAAGTTTGGTATGATACATTAGAAGGACGTTTAAAAGTTTATACTGGTAGCGTTTTTAAACCAACTGGTGGTCCTTTAGTTCAAGATACAGAACCAGCAGGATTAGTTATTGGTGATTTATGGATTAACAACGAAGCAAACCAACTTTACTTTTATGACGGAGTGGATCTAAGTTTAGCAGGTCCTATATATTCAAATGCAGAAGGTAAGCATGGGTGGATTGTAGAAAACCTTGTTGACACAGGAAACAATGGGCGTTCAATTACAGGTTTATGGGTAAACGGAGAACGTATAGGTATTTTAAGTAGATACCAATTTACACCACAAACAGCAATTAATGGATTTGCAAGTATTAATGTTGGTTTAAATTTTAGTACGGCAGTAACAGGATTAAAATTACACGGTACAGCAACATCAGCAGATGCAGTTGCAGGTATTGCTCCTGGACAGTTTTTACGTTCAGATGAAAGTGATATTACAACAGGTACACTTGGTGTACTTAATGATGGCGGACTTACATTAGGTTCTTCTAGTAACTTTACACAATTTATTAGTAGTACTGTAACAACATTTAAAAACAACCTACAAGATAGAGATTGGTTACTACAGGTTAACTCAAGTGTTACCGGTGGATTAACAAATGCAATTGATATTGATAGTTCTTCACTTACACTAAAATTATTTGAAGGTAGAGAAACTAGTAACGTTGTAATGGGTGGTGATTTAACTATTGATGGAAATCTTATTGTAAGTGGAGACACAACAACAGTTAATGTTGCTACAATGAGGGTTGAAGATAAAAACATTGAACTTGCATACGGCGGAACGCCAACTGATACACTAGCAAACGGTGGAGGTATTACTCTTAAAGGTACAACTGATCATACAATTAATTGGGCAAACAGCACAACAAATTGGACTACTAGTGATAACTTTGGTGTTGCATCAGGTAAGCATTTCCATGTAAATGATGTATTAGTATTAAGCAATGACACTTTAGGTGCAGGAGTTGTAAATTCAAGTTTAACAAATGTAGGAACACTTACAGAATTACAAGTTGATAGTTTAGAACTAAATGGTAACACAATTTCTACTATTACAACAAACACAGATTTAAATATTGATGTACATGGTACAGGTAATGTTGTATTTGATAATGAAGAATCAACACCAGTTACACAAATTAAAGGTGTAGCAGATCCAACAGTGGCACAAGATGTTGCTACTAAAAATTATGTTGATACAGAAATTACAAATCAAGATATCATTATAACTATGAACGTTACAGGAATGGCAAGTCAAAACACAGTTGAAATTCCAGCAGAATTAGCAAAACTAGCACCACCAGTAAATTACCAAGTTGGTACACAAGCAAGAATATTGTGTGAAACACTTTCACTTGCAGGTACACCAACTACTATTACAACAAACACAGGAACAACTACAGGTTTAACAAACGAATTATTAGTTAATCAAGTAGCAGTAGACAAAGATGGAAGTGTAAGTAGTGCAAGTGTAGTACAGAGTCTGAGTTTTCCAAATGGTATAACACCAAGTGGTAACTCAATTGCAGTAGCAAGAACAACTAAAATATTCGAAATCCAAACAGGTCCATTAAGATGGGCGTATGTGAGTGATGTGTAAGGAAATAAAGAGCGATGCCATATCAAATAGATAAAACAGACGGAACAGTACTAGTAACATTAGCCGACGGAGTTGTAGACAATTCAACAGACTTACAACTTGTAGGTAGAAATGTTGCAGGCTACGGTGAGCAACAAAATGAAAACTTTGTTAAGTTATTAGAAAACTTTGCAAGAGCAGATACACCACCAAGTAAACCGCAGGTTGGCCAATTATGGTTTGATAAAAATGCAGACAAACTTCGTCCAAGTGTGTTTGATGGAGTACATTGGCGTAACCTTTCAATTACACAAGTTTCAGCAACAGAGCCACAAGGACAAAAAGAAGGTGACCTATGGTGGGATACTGTAAACAATAAATTATATGTTTTTGTTGCAGACGGTAATCAACACGTATTAGTAGGTCCTGAAAGTATATTAGGCTTTGGTAAAACAAAGTGGGAAACAACTAAACTTACAGACACATCAGCAGGTGAACATCCAGTTAGTATTGGATATGTTGATGGTAGTGCATATATGGTAATGGCAGATACTGCATTTGAAATTGATCAAACAGTAACACCTTTAACTGGATTTACAAGAATAGGCGAAGGCCTAACTTCTAAAGGAACAAACATTGACGGAGTAACATCAGGAACTACAAGATTTTTTGGTACAGCAGGTGATGCAGATAGACTAGGCGGACGTTTAGCAAGTACATGGGCAAATAGAAACGACAACGAAATTATTACAGGAACATATAGTTTTCAAAATGATGGTGGTATTACAATAGGTGATACACTTGAATTAAGTTTAAAAGTTATTAATGCTAACGAACCAAGTATTTTTGCAGAGTTTGGAGACCAATTAAATTTAGGTGTTAACTATTCAGGTAGTGGATTTGATAAAACAACAATTTACTTAAAAGAAAAAAGTGTGTTACCTTATGCTAACAACGAAGTTAGTTTAGGATCTCCAAGTAGAAACTTTAGAAACGTATATGCAACAGACATTTATGCAAACTTTATTGGTACACTTGCAGGATCTATGGTTGGTACAACAACAGGTGCTAACAGAGGTCCACTACAAGATAGTTCAGGAGCGACAGTTATTGATCCAGATACAGGATTATCTTACACAATTAACGTTGGTAATTCACAAGCAACAAACGGGTTAACAGTAGTAGATGTTGATGCAACTACAACAGCACCGATTGTACCAACTAGTGCAGGAACACTTAGAGGTAGATTTGAAGGTTCGTCTGCATTTGTTGATTACGGAGTTTATACTAATCAAAATAATGTATTAGCAGGATCAAACACTTATAACGGTACATCAGTTTTTAACGGAAGTTCTACGCATACAGCATTAACTTCAACAAACGTAAACTTATCAGTTGGTAGAATTGGTAGAGGAGCAATTACAAGTCCTAATCCAGATCCAAACACTACTATTGGAGATTTATTAATTGATAGAGTAACTATTAACGAATCTAAAATACAAGATAGTGATATAAGAGCAGGAACAATTACAAACGGTACTGTAATTGACGGAGCCGACATTGGCCAAAATGCACCAGCAATACAAGTTAAAGCACAAAAATTTGTTGATGCTGTTGGAGCAGAAGTAACACGTATTAGTGATGATGGACAATTTTTACAAAACAGTACAACTAACCTTGTTACTGAACGTGCTATTAAAGAATATGTAGATACAACATTCCAGTCAACAGGACAAGACATACAGTTTTATCTTGATACTAAAGATATGACAACATCAGATGTTGGAACACAACTTACAAGACTTGCACCACCTGAAAACTTCAAAGAAGGAACTACAGCAAGAATTTTAGGTAGTTATTATTATGGCGATTTAGGAACAGATAGTAGCGGACAACCTTTCTTTGTAAAGAAATATGGTACTACTGTTCAAAGAGGTATTGGTTATATTGGAGGACGAACTGTTACTAGAGCAATTGGTGCAGTACAAGGATTAATTAATAAAAAATCTGCAACACAAGGTTATGAATTTCAATTAAGTGCAACAGGAAGCATTACAACTGATACTCAAACACATAATCCAAATACAAATCAAGGTGACTTTACACAAAAATTAGGTAATGGTACTATTGACGGTTGGTATGTATTTCCAAATGCTCCATTAAACGGAGACCAAGCAGATGAATTTTCAACTGATGCAGTACAAGGTGCAAAAGTAGTTGTAGTAAGAAATGGTCTAGTAGAAACTTATAGTTCAAGTGACAGTATTTTACAACTAGTAGTTGGCAACGTTACGTTTACTAGAGCGGCGGCTAGTTACTGGAATGGTACAGTTAGCCTTGCAGGATATGCAGTGGCAGTACAAGGATATGCATTTGATAGAACTTCAAGAACAAGTTCTGCGGCATGGGTATATAGGGGTAATATTTAATGTATGAAGTTGTTGATAACTTTATAACAAATGTTGATGGAATTATGGAACTGGTTAAACAACACGAAGCAGAAGGGCGTTTTACTAATAGAGGAATTGGTGGAACAGACACTCATGCAACTGTGTATGGTGAAAGTCATTTTTCTAGTCTATATGAAAAAAATATGGATGAGAAATTAGTTGAAACAGTTTGGGAAACTATACCTAAAGAACGCAAGTGGTGTTCACAGATTGTTGTAAACAAATATAAACCTGGTGATTGGTTAATTAGACATCAAGATAGTGCAGGTGGGTATTGGAAGTTTATGCTAGTGTTTTTAACACAAGGTAAGCCTCATTTTAAGTATTGGGACAAAGATGAAAAAGAACATTTAGTCCAAGAAGTAAAAGGTGCAATGTTTAAAATGCCAATTGAAACTTGGCACGAAGTAACAAAAATAGAAAATGACGAAGAACCCAAGTATAGTCTTTGTCTAATATGGGAATAAGGATATGGCAAAAGAAAAATTTAAATTAATGTTTAATGCCAAAAACGGAACACTCTTAGGACATCTTCCTAAGGGCATGGACACTTTTGGTTTAGATCCTGCAGAAGTAAAAATAAGGACTGTACAATATGATCCTGAACAAGAAGTCTTCATAGGAACTTATGCAGATGGAAAAGTTATTAAGATAAGCGATGCAGATGACGGCAAAGCATTTATTGATGAAGAGGTATTAAATGCAGGAGTGCAAGATGACATTGCTGAAAAATACCCAATGCATAGACAACTTAATATTATTATTGATATGTTAGATAAGTGTGATTATCCTAATACTCCAGAATTTAAGGAAATGGTAGAATATATTAAAGATTTACGTGAAATGAATAAAACACGTAAAGAGCAATATAAATCTAGCGATGCATACTTTTTTGCAGATAAAGAACTTTCTAAACTTGATCGCAAGAAACGTATGGGCGAAGCATAAGGTAAATACTGCAAGTAGAGGAAAAACATGCCATATATTATTAATACATACAACGGACAACAAATTGCAGTAGTACAAGACGGTACTGTAGATAGTACTACAGATATTAAACTTGTAGGTAAAAACTATGCTGGATTTGGTGAAATCATTAATGAGAACTTTGTACACTTATTGGAAAGTTTCTCAGGTGCTAATCAACCACCTAACCCTTTAGCAGGACAAGTTTGGTATGATAGTGCTAACCGTGTTATTAAGTTTTATGATGGTAATAGATTTAGAATTGCAGGCGGTGCTGAAATTGGACCAAACCAACCAGTAGGTTTAGCACGTGGAGACCTTTGGTGGGAAACAGATGGTGAACAACTATATGTTTACAACGGTGAAGATTTTATTCTTGTTGGTCCTGTAAGTACAGGTGGTGAAGGTGTATCACAGGTTACTTCAAGAGTAGTAAAAGATGTTAGTGCAAACGACAGAACAATATTAACTTATACAGTTAATGACGCAGTAATGGGTATTACTGCTAAAGACGAATTTATATTAGATAGTTCTAAAAATCCTATTGCTGGATTTAGTTCAATCAAAAAAGGTTTTAACCTAGCAAACGAATCTTCAGTTCCAGGTATACGTTATCACGGAACAGCAGTAAATGCAGATAACTTAGGCGGAATTCCAGCGGCACAATATGTACTTAATAGTGGACTACAAAGTTTTGCAGATCAAGTTAAATTTTTAGGTGATGAAGGACTAACTGTAGGTGCAGGCGAAGATTTAAAATTACACATCACAAGTGGTGATGTTGGAAACCTTACTAACCAAGTAGGTAATGCAATACAGTTTCAAGTTAATACAGGAACAGGTGCGGCAGTAGTTGCAAAGTTTAATCAAAATCAATTTTTACCAGCAACAAATAATACAGGATCATTAGGATCAATTAGTACACGTTGGGCAAACGTCTATTGTGGAAATATTGATATTGATTCAACAGGAGTATTAACTGGTGACGTAACAGGTAACTTAACAGGTAACAGTGCAGGTACACATACTGGAGATGTAGTAGGTAACGTTACTGCAAGTACAGGAACAAGTTCATTTAATAACCTTACTGTAAACGGTACATTAACTGCAACAGTACAAGGTACATCAGATGTTGCTAACAAATTAGTAGTAGATGCAGGTACAGCAAGAGAAGCAAATACGTTGCTTGTAAATAATAGTATTGTTGCTAGAGATTCAAACGGTGATATTAACGTAAACATCTTAAACGGTACTGCAACTAACTCACAGGGATTAAATGGTGCTAGTGCAAGTACTACTGCAACAGCAGGTACTATTGCACAAAGAGATGGTAATAAAGATTTAACAGCAAGAAAGTTCTTAGGAACTGCAACCGCGGCACAGTTTGCTGACTTGGCTGAAATATACAAATCAGATTTAGATTACGAACCAGGTATAGTTTTAATATTTGGTGGTGATGAAGAAGTTACAACAACTGACAAGTTCTGTGATCATAGAATAGCAGGTATTGTTAGTACTGAACCAGCACACTTAATGAATTCAAATGCTGAAGGTGTTGCAGTAGCACTTAGAGGTAGAGTTCCGTGTATGATGGAAGGTCCTACTAAAAAAGGTGACCTGGTTGTAACAAGTCCAAAAAACGGAATAGCAACTTGCTTATCAGCAGATAGTGCTTTACCTAGTTCAATTTGTATCCTAGGAAGATGCTTAGAAAACAATAATGAGCAAGGTATTAGACTAGTAGAAGTTGTAGTTTAAGGTATCTTAAACGCATTTTAAGCGTCATACAGCGGTGTTATATACTATATGCTACAATTATGTTGTTTGCTGTATAACGTTAAAATAAGACGGTTTAAATGCTATAGTTCTTGTACTAACGGAAAGATTTTAGCAATAACTTTGGCACAAGCATGTGCAATATCCATATGTTCTTTTTGTGTGCCGTTAGCACCACGCAACTCAATATAGTGAACCCAACTACGTAAACTACCATTCATATATAATGTAGTTTTTGTAATACCTTCGGGTAATACTTTACGTGCTTGTTCTTTTGCAATACCTTTTTTGATTGCCCAATCGTATTCTTTTTTGGCTAGTACTGCAATACGTCTTTGTGCATGTTCCCAATCAAGTTGTAGTTTTGCATCATCAACATCAATAGAATTTTGTCTGTTCTTTGGATCTTGTAATCGTGCTTCTGAGTATTCGAACATATCGCCTTGATCTTCAGGATTAGCATAACGCTGACTAAACTCTTGGAAAGCAAAACTTCTATGTCTTACAATTTGGTGTGCAATATCACGTGTAGTTTGAATTTCTAAACAAGCACTTACCATTTCTAAAGGTGACCAATGTGCATGTTTAATTAAGTACTTGATAAGTTTTTCGTTAGTTTCTTTATTCATTTGATTGCTTGGGTTACTTACCCTAGCACAAAAGGCAATTAGATCTTGTACATTATCTAAATCATTTTTAAAATCTTGTGTTGGTTGTGAATAACTTACTAGGTTAACTTTCATTTACTTCTTCTTTCCTTTTTTCTTTGCTTCAGCGTTTTTACGTTTGATTGTTTTGTTTACTTTCTTAGTAAAAGCATTTCTTGCTTGGACGACTTGTCCTTGTAGATTAGTCATATCAACTCTAAAATCAATATGCTCAACATTGTTACCATGTTCTCTAATTAGATTGTTTACTCTTAATGCGGCCTCTTGTAGATGTCCACTTTGAGCAAGGATATTAGGTACGTCGATTACTATCTTATTACCTTTTTTTAGATTAAGTGTGAGTTCTCTTATATATTGAACAGGAAGGCTTTCGATTTTGATTTCATCGATAACGCCTTCCCATTCTGGATTGTTTGTCTCATCACCGTGGAGTATTATTCGTCCAGGGTTCTTTTCGTCCATTATGCACTAGTCTTAGTTTTTTTAGCAGTAGGCTTTGGAGCCAATTCTTCTGCTTTCTTACGAAGTTCTTGTACTTCTTTATATAGTGCATCAGCATCTGCTCTATATTTTTTAGCAAGATCTTCGTCAGTCATAATGCCTGCATCACCTGCAGGAATTTCATTTGCTACGGCAACTGTTTTACCAGGTTTTCCATCTTCACCGATTGCAAGTTCATCAATACCAACGCCTCTTTGATCAGCAATAATTTTATTCAACTCATCTAGTTTAACCCATGAGTCTTTAGTTGTTGCTGGAGTCATTGTTACTTCACTTGTTGGAACTTTTTGTAAATGTCCTTTAGCATGTAATGAAGGTAACATAGTACTACCATCTGAAAACTTACGAACGTTTAAAATTGTCGCAAATTCAAATGCCTGTTGTGCTTCTTCTTTCATAACTAATGAATCAAGTTCATCATGATATGTTTGTTTTAATGCCGCGGTAGGAATCACTAAAGCGTTAGTTGGTTCACCCGGAAGTGTTCTCATTGCAACTAATACCTTTGTTCCGCTAGTACCTACTGTGCCTACGTGCTTAACTGTCATAGTTTACTCCTTAGGAGCCTCTGCTACTGGAGCAGGAGCCGCTGTTTCTGGTTGAGCAGGTGCACTTGTTGGTGCTGGTGCTTCACCGTCTGCTGATTCTGTTTTAGGCGTAATTGCCGCTAAGAAAGTATCTAGTCTATTGTAAGTACGACCAACAACTTCCATTTCATTTGGCTTGTATGCACCACGTTGACTTGCAACGTCGATGATTGCCTTTAATGCTTGTAGATCTTGTACTGTAAGATCCGGTGCACCTTTTACTGGTGCTTCTGACTGAGGTGCTTCTGCTGTCGGCGCCTGAGTCGTTTTATTTTCGTCTGTCATTTAAGTTAACTCCTTAATTAAGTTTGTTTGTTATAACACTAGTAATTAGTATGTTGCTAGGCTCTCGGTATGCAAAACTGAGCAACCCAAACTAAACATAGTTGATTCAGAACCTTGTTCAAAACCAACCTTATATACAATTTCAACCTTGTTATCTACTAGTTCTGTATCACTAATGATACAAAATCTTCCGCTTAGATTGTTGTAAATCCATTGTCTACAAGCCTCTATATTTGATGTAATGTCCCATGGGTTACCTTTTATTATTACAGTAGTCCATGCTTTTGGACAAAAGTTTATTTCACGTATTTCTAACACATTTAATGGATTAGGTTTGTCGTGTAAAAACCTCATGCCGCCATTTCTCTTTTATCATCGTAATGACAAGTAATACCATGCGGTGCTTCAATTGAAGTATCAGAGTGTATAACCCAAATTGTATCACAATAGTTTTCGTCACCCCAGTTCCATGAGTAACCATCTGTGAATACAATTAGTTTTTTAGGTTGAATATCGTTCTCTTTCATATACACCCAATTAGCATCAAAGTCTGTACCGCCACCACCGTGTAGTTCGTAATCTTCAATAGTTACACCTGAGTCTGGTGTAAAGTCTTGTTCGTTATACACTTCAGTATCAAAGCACCATACTTTAATTTTGTAATCATCATATTGATCACAAATGCCTTTAACTTCACTTAAGAAGTCTTGTGCTTCTGCATTAGCAATTGAACCTGACATATCAAGTGCAATAGCAATATCAATTGTTTGATCAAAATCCATACCAGGAAGTATTGCACCTGTGTGCCATGCTTTACGTGATGGACGCATAAATGTATAGTTACTCTTAATAACACTTTGAATCTGTTGATTAAGTAGTTCACGCCAGTTCATTTTAGGCTCTGTAAGATCTTTAATCAATCTTGCTACACCTTTAGGAACATTGCCAACACCAGCCGCCTGTGCCGCTGATACCATTGCTTCTTTCATTTCGTCACGTATCTTTTTTAATTCTTCTTTTGAGTAAGAAGGTTGCTTACCTTTACCACTTTTACTCTTTTTAGTTTTACCTGCAGGACCTTGTCCTTTACCTTTTTCCCAATCAATATGTTCGTCAAGCAATCTACCTAATTGTTGTAGTTGTTCTTGATCATATTTTTTAAAAATGTCATCGTATACTTCTTCTGAAGCCCAACCATAATATTTTGCATCGTGAAATGGTTTTACTTGTGTAATTACTTCTCCAATATTATGACGAATCAAATCACCGTTAACACAATAGTCAGCGGCAATGTTATAAATTTGTGCATCACGGTCATCTCTACGTGTAAAGTGATCATAAACACAGTGTAGGATTTCATGTCCAAACAAGAATTCAGTTTGCTTTTGATTAAGACTGTTTACAAAGTTTTCATTGTAATAAAAGTTTTTACCATCAGTGGCGGCAGTTGCACACCAGTCTGTTGCATCAATAATTTTAAGACGTGTTGCTAAATTACCAAAAAACGGCTGACGGATTAGCAATGCAATTCTTGCAGTTGTTAATCTTTCTTTTACTTTATTACTATCGACAGCAGGATCTTTATCATAGATCTTACCATCTAACATTGTTTGTTCTACTGCGGTTGTTTCTTGTGACATATTTTTGCTCCTAACTTTCTAACTATACTTACATTATAGCATCAACTAGGTATTTGTCAACCTAAAATTGTGCTAAAAAGTCTTGTTGCATCTTCTTTTTAGCGTCTTTGTATGACTTAGATTCTACTAGATCTTGTGGGTTATACTCACCCGGAACGAATACATATTGTACCATATGACTTGGCAGTTTGGATGTTTTTAAACCATCACCTGCGTCAACTACAAAGTTAATTAGGTCTTGTTTGGCAATAACTGCCGCACTATCAGTATCGCATATTAGTAAAAAGTCTGCATATCCTGGTGGTAATGTTCTTCCAGCACTTGATCCTCTACTGTTCATTAATTGTAAATCGGACACGTTCTTTTTCTTTTGCTTCTTCTTACGAGTAAACAAACTACCTTCGGTATATTTCATTTCGATTGTTGATGCTTCAGGACCAATATGATCTACACCCTCTAGGTTAACATATACCATTTCATTATTGCTAAACAGTTCTAAAGAACGTTCTAGTAAATCACTTTTATCAAAGCGAAGTTTACGTTCGTTGAGTTCATCACCAATAGTTTTAACTAGTGTGGTATACTTGTTCCAGTCGATGTTTTCTCTTAACCAAATTGCGAGATCTACTGTTTGCATTTTTAAAATCCTTTTTACTTTATACTGTAATTATTATACTTGATTTTATTTCAAAGGTCAACTGAATTGGTTAAATTAACCCTTTGTTCAATTTTGGTAAGTCATTAGTAAAACTTAATCTACTAAGATATGCTTTTTCAAGATCTTTATGAACCTGCATATACATTGTTTGTTCTTGTCCTAATACTTGATATGTAGTTTCTACCTTTTCACATTTTAAAGCATATAGACTAACTTTGCCTTGTGAAGCAGACTCTTTTAATACACCTCTAATACGACTGTCTGTATCATTAGAACTAGGGTGAGCCCAACCATGACTAATCAAACGTCCAAAACGACTTTGTGTACCTGCTTTCATAAAAGTTCTTGGACCTTGTATTGCAAGTGGTTGTCCTGATTCACCAAGTTTAACAACTGTATCATCTTCTACAATAACATAAACCCAACTGTTATGGTTACTAAACAACAACTGTTCGTTGTAGTTAACTAGTTCCCAATTTGTATCTTCATAATAAGTTTGTTCTTTTACATCAGCAATATGCTGAAATCCTTCTTGAATAAAATTACTAATATGTAGACTGTGCATACTGTTAATACTTACCACATTGTCTTTTAAGTCAATGTCGTCTGATTCAAATAGTGTGTGGAATAATTTTTTGGAATTGAGCATACTAACCTCCTATGCTCTAGAGTGGAAATGAGCGAGGGGATCCGAAGACCCCCTCTATAGTTAGTTAGGATGCCATAGCGGCTTGAACATACTTGCCGTACTTATCGTGGAAACGGTCAAAGTTTTTCAAGTCTTTTGGCGAAAATGGCAGTTTGTAAGTAGCGATAGCAACTCGCGTACCCATTACAACTAATTCAGTTTCAAAATTATCCATCATAAAACCAAAAAAGTTATCTGCCATTTGTGTCCAACCCTTCTCCTTGCGTTTGAATGCCTCTTGAAGTTCATAACACATACTTACAGTTAGTGAATACATTGCCGAAATCTCTTTCGTCTCCATAGTCTTAACCTTGCCATTAAGTATGTCTGTTGGATTAGGCAGTTTCGCCGCAACCTTACGGTGTGCCGCAAATTTAACTGCCAAGCCTTCGCCGACTGAACCTGCTACCAAGTCTGTTAGTGTAGACTCTTGCAAGTTATCATCGAGAAGTTCGCTTACGAAACTCCAAGAACGTGGAGTTGCGAATGCTCTTGAACTTGACTTAGGATCAAAATCATAAAGATCTTGTTTTGCAAAAGTCAAGTAACCCACTACGTCTGAGTGGATCTTATGTTCTGTAGCCCATGTCAACCAGTCTTCAAAGTCAACACGTAATTCTAAGTGTACAAACCTGTTAGCAAGTGGTGCCGGCATACGATAAGTAACACCCTTATCAGTTTCACGGTTACCTGCCGCAACAATTACAACATTGTCTGGAAGTTTGTATGTACCAACTTTACGATTTAGAATAAGTTGATATGCCGCCGCCTGTACTGCCGGCGCCGCAGAGTTCATTTCATCTAAGAAAAGAACGATGCTTTTAAATTGTGATGCAAATTCTTCTGTTGGAAGTTCTGCTGGTGGTGCCCACGCCATTACATTGTCGTTTGCAGAGTAGTAAGGTATACCCTTAATATCTGTAGGCTCCCAAAGTGATAGTCTAATATCTATCAAATGTGAATTATCTAATGACCCATTAATCTGTGCCATAATATCTGATTTACCAATGCCTGGAGGTCCCCACATAAAGATAGGACGCTTCAATTTCATTGCGTGTTGTACTGCTGATTTCGCTTCGTTTGGTGTAACTGTACGTGCTTCTGTTGTTTGTGCCATTTTGCTATGCTCCTTTTGTTTCTAACTATAATACTATAATACACTCAACTAGCAAAAAGTCAACCGGTTATTCCACTTTTTTATTAAAAAAACTGTCCAAAATGAATGATTAGTCGTCTAGTTCTTGTGCCATAGCACGAGCAAGGCCGTATTGCTTGATATCTCCAGCAAACATCATAAGTTGTAACCCCATTTTTTCGCTGAATACGTATATTCTTTTCTTTGTAACGTAATACGGGCAATCAATAAAGTTATCTAAGTATAAGAATACTTGTGGAGTAAACTTTATTTCGTTAGGAAATTTTATTTCATATGTGGTTAAATCTGCATGATCGACAGCATAATCAAAACCGTCTTTAGTTAATCGTAATCCACTGTCACCTTTCATACGTGTGTTCTGCCACCAAAGCATATAGTTCTTCTTAATCTCAGAATCAAGTATATTTTCTTGTCCTGCGGAGATCATAAAAGTTTTAGTGTATGCTTCTTTAATATCCATTATGCGATTTTATCGCCTTTAGTTAACTTGTAAACTTCAAACTCTGTGGTTTTAAATGTAGAGTTTAGTTTCTTAGCCAAATTAAGTGCATGTCCTGGATTTGCAAAAGAAGTCTTTTTATACTTAGGTCCTGGAGTAGGCGAAATTGAATTTGAACTTTTAAGATTAAAGGGTTTGCCCTGATAGAAGATTGCCCATGTTGCTTCTGCATGTAGGACTTCTTCTCTACGGTATGTGTTCTTGTCAGTAAATTCCAACAAAATTTTAGGTTTAGGTCTACTCATTATACGCAATTCCTTTTAGTTAACTACGTATATATTTATCGTTTTTTAGAAGTTTCCGCCGTCCATTTTTATATCTACACTTACGTCTTGTGGTTGTTGTAGACGTTTATCCTGTAGTTCTACAAGCCTTGTCATTAATATTGCTATACTATCTGACAAGTCTTTATATTCTTTAGAATCTAGTTTAAGTTCACGTTGTTGAGTCTTAGTTGCAATCTTTGCCTTCTGCAAAAAGTTTTCTATTGGAATAGTATTAACTGGATTTCGAGACATTTGATAATACCTGACGCATTTCTAATTCTGTTGTAAATGGTCCTTTGTAATCATAACGTTGTAGTGTTATAAGTTTAGGACAAAAACTTTTTACCCAACCTTTAGCAAATCTAATTGTATAGTAACCTGCACAATATAAACTTTTAGATTTTCTACTTTTACTATAAAGAGGTAGATTGTTTTGTACATCTAACAACGGGTTCCATGCTTGTGTGCTTGTAGGAAATCCATGTACTTCCATTACCTTACTATCTTTAGTTTTCTTTGTAGCAGTATATTCAAAAAAGTCTTTTCCAAATGCATCGTATACTTTGTCTACAGTTTCAAAATACATTTTATCTTTGCGTGTAACAAGAATATAACCTTCTTTGTTCTTTTGTAGTGTTCCTACTTTTTGTCCATAGTTTTGTACTATCCAAAACTTATTAGGTACTAACTGTTTTGCTTCAAGTTCTTTTTCTTTTGTCATATTAACCTCCGTATCTTGCATTTAATGGTTTAGCAAATGTTTCTGCTTGTTCTGTAATTTTGTTAAGTTCATAACTATTCGCAAACTTAATTAAACGAATACCAACTTGACTAACTTCTTTAGGCTCTACATCTTCAATACTTTTGTTAATAATACTTCTAATGTCGTCTGGTTGTGCTGATAAGTCACATAATGTAACATTGCGTGTATAGTCATCTAGTACACGATGTTCTTCACCTAAGTGATCAGTCCAACGTTGTAGCATCATATTATTCCAATTAAACCCTTTAGTTGTTCTATCTTCAAATGCTTCTAACAAGCCTACTTTATTCTTAGTGCCTTTTTTACGAACACCTGGATACGCACTAAACACATTGTCACTAGTATCGCCACGCATACACTTTTCAAATAATAACCATTGCGGATCAGGTGCACCTTTAGATTGTTTAGTTTTCTTATCTATAACTTCTTTGCCTTTTTCATCAAAGTAGCCTTCGTGTGTTATTGTTACTTTTTGTACACCATTGTATTGTTTTACATTAGGTGCAATAAGTTGTGCAAAGTCACCATCAGTACTAATAATAACATGATCATCGTTAGGGTGTGATTGTATCCAACCAGCAATTAAGTCATCTGCTTCTAGTTGCTTGTGTTGTAATACAGTACAATTTGTTTTATTAGTTAAGAAGTCTTTAAAGTCATCGAATGTTTCCCAAAATATTTTTTCTTCTTCTTGTTGTGAAACTGTAAGAGCATCACGAGCAACTTGTCTATTACGTTTGTAAGGTTCGTAATAATCTTTACGCCAACTACGTCCTTCTAAACAAAAAACAACATGACTACCATTAAAGTCTTGCCATGCTTTACGTATGCTTTGTAATGTTGTGTGTAAAGCCATGCCAATCTTAACATCAGCATCACCTCTTACGGCGTGCCTAGCACGGAAAAAAGTGTTTGCAGTATCTACTAAAATATATGTCATGTGTTCTCCTAACTTAAATTATACCATTTATCCAATTTTCAGCACAGTCTTCTGCATATCTTTTACTGTGTCCTACTATTGGGCGTTCTTCTACTAATTCATCACCTACATACATTTTAACTATGTAATGTGTTTCTTCAACTATCTCTGCTTTGCGATCTTCTTTTTTAAACTTTACATTACCCATATCATTTCCTTATACAATATTAAAACTAACTGCAATTCTATCACGTTCATGTCTTTGTTGTGCAACACTATGTTTTAAATAGCCAGGAAAGATGTTTAACATATTTGTACTAGGCTTAAAACTAACTTGTGTTGTATTAAAGTCATTGTATTCGTTTATTACATTACTAGCCCAATGATTGTCTGATATCGCAGGACTAAAAAAGTTTAATGAAGCATCATCTTCGTGTGCTTCTACATAATACACACCACTCCAAATACTAGGAGTATGTGTGTGCGTTTCGTGGTAACTGCCTTTTCTATTAATAGCAAACCACATGTCTTTAATAGTGAATTTATGTTCTTTTGTAAAACCCATAAAGTCGTTAAGGTTTCTAATATTGTCAGATAAAAAATTTACAAAAGGTTTCATTTCATCATATTCTATTAATTGTTTGTCTAATACTTTATTATAACTGGTATAGTAGTGATCTGTCAAGTTAAAAGATGTATTATCCATAGGAAATTTCTTTTCAATTTGATAAAACAGATGTTTCATATCCAAATTGAACTTGTTTCCTTCGTTCCAAACTTTACGTGCTAGAACATTAGGAAACAAACCTACAATTTCCCCTTGTTGGTCCATTAACTAATCTCTGACTTATCGTCGCTAATCTTCTTTGTATTAATATATCCTGCACCCATCGGTTTGTCTTCACTAGCAACGCCATCACTTTGTGCTACATTACCACAAAGTTCTTTAAACCATGCATCTACAATTTCTTCTTCTGTTGAACCGTTGTATCCGTTTATTCTTAGTTCTTTAATAAAGTATTCATTCCAGTCAAGTTCAAAGAACCCGTTACGTGGATTGTTATCCTTCATTTCAACATTAAGAACAGTTACGTATGCTTCTTTCTTTTTTGTTGCTTCTGCTTTAGCATCGGTACTTTTTTCTTTAGATACTGTAGCAGGGATCTTGTTCTTATTAAACATATTTTTTAGTTTATCTAACATTCTATCTCCTTATTCATTACATGTGTCTCCTTATTTTATCTAGTTTATCTTCCGGCTTTTCAGGTTTTTCACTTATACCGTCTATGTCCTCATACTTAATATTACTATCAGGAGCAATAGTTTGTGTGACAACATCTTTGTTTTCTTTATTAAGTTTATCTTTTAAAAAAACAAATGTCTCTATTATAGAGTAAACTACAAAAAAAGTAATAGTTAACACTAGTAAAATAAATGTATGCAGAAGTTTAGACAATCCAATGAATAAATCTGTTTTACTCCATTCGACTGTTTTGTCTTCTGCGTTAAACCAAATAATTTTTAATCTGTCTTTAATCATGTTCCTATAGCATTGCCGAACAAGTATACATGTACTCTTGCCGCCACGTTATAACCTCTTTTAAATGCCTTTTCTGCTACCTTACCTGCACCAGAAGTTTGTTCTTCTTCCCTTGCACCTGTAGGCATAATCCATACTGGCCAATCAACACCTGCATCTCTAAACTTTGCAACTGCTTCTTCCATTTCGTTCCATTCTCTATCTTTATCACCTACAACAAATTTAAGTTGTCCTTTACTACTTACCTTTGCATATTCTGCAACTATTTCAGGCTTAATTGCTTTCTCAGTCTTTTCACCTGATACTGTAAATAATTTAGGACTACAACTAAAAAATATTTCTGTATCAATACTGTTTGCCCATTCAATAAATTCAGGACGTAATTTTTGTGTACCATTTGTTTCAAATGTCATGCTACCGGGCAAATTGTCTTGTCTTTTTAATTCGTTATATATTCCTACTACTGCTTGTTGTCCTGTTATCATTAAAGGTTCACCACCTGTAAAACACAGATGTTGCCGAGCGTTACTTACAGGATGTAAAAACTTTCCTTCTGGGTTACTATCATTCTTTATACAATCTACAATTTTATTAGCAAGTGTACTAGGTGTTTCATACCCCATTAGTTTCTTAAACTTCTTTGCCCAAGTGTAACTACTATCACAACCTTTTTCCCACACAGGGAGATCTTCAACACGTTTGACACTGTCTACATCAAAGTCTTCAAACGGTAATTCATATGTATTAGGATTAGTAGGATCTAATTGTCCAAATCCGTTACATTGTAAATTACACAAAAAGAATCTTATCCAAGCAGTAGGAACACCTGTATAATGTCCTTCTCCTTGAATACTATAGAATATTTCAGAGTAATAATACTTTTTCTCAGTCATTTGTTTAACCTCTTTCATATAATTATAGTGTGTATTTAGGTTTTTGTCAACCGTTAATAACATCTTCTATATCTATTTGACTATTATCTTTTTTGGAATACTTCTGTTTTTCCGGAATAACACCACGAATTCCGCCTGCTGGATCAATCATATCTCCATCTCTACGAAAAATTAAATGTACATGTGGATACATGCAAGTTTGTCCTGCACTCTTACCCATATTAATGCCTACATTATACCCTGTAATGTTGTTGTTACTTGATTTAATATTATCATTGCCCATTGAATTAGCAAACTTAAAACATTTTAAAATTGCTTCTTCTGTGTTTACTTTGGGTACTACTAGTGTATGTCCTTCAGTAACAGGATAGATATCATTGTAGACAACAAACTCACGTGTGTCAATTTCAACGTTAGTCCAAGGTGCTCTACCTTCTGCTTGTGCGTTTTCTAAAGTATCAGTCATTAAAACTCCTGTGTCCATACTGCGGCAGTATATCCTTTGCCGTTAGTATCACCGCCATAGTTGTCTAGTTCTTCGCCGTCATAGTAAACTCCTGATACAGTATCTTCACCGTTAGGCAGTTCATATGATTGTATTCTTAATTTTGTAGGATCAAAGTCACCTATAGTCTCTACTATTCCTTCAAAAAATGTGCCCTTCTCGATTGATAGCATTTGGACGATGTGTGTTCCTTTTTCTGGGTACGAATCGTCTTGGGGTTCCATAATTTCAATTTCATAATTAGTGTCTTCACTAATTTTATTAGTCCATTCATTTAAATCTTCTCCCTCGATAACCTCTCTAATATGTTGTGCAGAATAATCAGAACTGCTAACTTCGTCTACAGTAAGGTAAGCACTGTCTACTGAAACATTGTTAATATGTTCAAATTCAGTTGGCATTTCAAACCAACTACTACGCCACGAGTTTCCATCTGAGCCTTCACTCATTAAAAAGTCTGCACTTGGCGGAACTTCGTCAATATTATCAAAATCAAATTCACCTTCTTCAGCATTAAGTGCATAATTACACAAATCACTATCACCGTGTTCTTCTACAATAGGCTTCCAAAAATCATACTGTTCTTGAGTTAATGTTCCATACACATGTTCGCCACCGTATCCGTTAAGCATGATACGATAAAATCTAGGACCTTTAATAGTTTCTAGTGTGTGTTCTTTTTCTTGTAGTGTTGCCAACGTTTTATTCCTCGCTGATCTTAAACATAGGATCTACTGTCATACTATCGTGCCAGTCTGTTTGATCCAAGTTAAATTTACGTGATGTTGTTTCTTTACGCAACATTCCATCTTTAATACGATATGTAATTAATTCTTGTTTAATTACTCCTGTAGGTTCAGTTTGAAATGCACTTACAAGTGGTCCGTCAAATTTCTCATTCATTAGTATAACTCCTCTATTTTATCACATATTTTTAATTTCTTGGCTTCAGTAGCACTTAACCAAACGTCTTGTGGCGGAAGTAAAATTTCTTTAATTTTAGCCTCTGTCATACCAAGACATTTTTTGTAATGATCTATCATACGTTGTGTGCTTAATTCAAATTCTTTTACACGAGCATATAACTCATGTTCTTTTCCTTTACTACCCCAACTGTATTGATGTGAAAGGATTGCAGTATTAGGAGTAAGAATACGTTTACCTTTTTTCCCTGCAATAAAAATTAAGAATCCACAACTTGCAATAAGTCCTAGTCCTACTGTTTTAATAGGAATATTACTTGCTTTCATAGTATCAATTAATGCAAAAGCGGCATGAACATCACCACCTGGTGAATTTATAATAATTGTTAATTGTGGTAATGGATTATCGCTTAGGTTATGATTCATTATCCACTTAATTGCTTCTCGACAAGTTGCATGATTAATTTGATCCATTAAAACATAGATACCGTTTGATTCAATATTTTGTGGTTGTGCTGGTTGTTTTTCTTTAGCCATTAGTATTCTCCTACGTTTTCCCAAGGATATACTAACCAAACATCCTCTTCTGCTTTGTTAACTTCATGACAGTAATAAGATACTTGATCAAACTCACTTGCTAAATTTTCTGTAAGTGTAGCAAACTTAACGTTGTCTCCCCAAATTTGGTTCCATAAAGGACTGTCTGGTAAACAACAATTTTGCCAATCATTTTTAATCCAATTAAATGTTGCACCTGTATCATTAATATCATCTACAATAAGAATTTTTCTTTCTTGTTCGGGGTTATTTTTAAATTGTCCCATTTCAGCATTGTACGAACCTTCGTCGTCATAGCCATATGCATCACTAGCCATCCAAGTCATGCTATCGCCAGTCTTTCCTGATTCGCCATCACGTAAACTTACTTTAAATGATTCGCAACGTATGCCTGTCATGTTACTAATAATAGTAGCAGGTACGTTACCGCCTCTTGTAATTCCTACAATGTAATCAGGTTTCCAATTTTCTTTGTACATTTGGTTTACAATGCTAACACACATTTTTTCTATGTCTGACCAACTGTAATAATGTTTTTTAATCATGTTTAATCCTTGTTTATAATATCAGGAGTAATAGTGTCTACTGTGTTAACTACTGTTTTCCCTGCGTAAATTGCCGTTGATGTTGCTACATCGACTACTGCTACAGTTGTAGAACAACCCGAACATAGTAAAATAATAGCAAATAATTTATGCATTAGGATTGATACCTGCCACATCAGTTACATTTGCCCATCTAAAACTACGCCAACCTTTAGCATTAATATCCCATACTATTTGTGTTTCTTCACTAATAGAACGGACTTTCTTTTGACTAGCAGTATCATCTTTAGTTGCCGGGGGAATAACACCTTCTTCAAGTGTACATGTCATTACTCTTTTGTCACCGTTTATTTTTGTAAATGTTACAATAACTTCACCTTGTTTAAGTTTTGTTATTGTTGACTCTTTTAATTCTTCATATGTTTCCATGTTAACCTCGTTCATTTAAATATTCCTCATTATGAACCCATCTGTATCCAGTATGTTTTACCCAACGCATAAAGCCCCATTCTTTTTGTTTCTTTCCCATAAAGAATATGCTTGTGCATGGTAGTTCGTTTCCGTCTTTGTCTTTAGCAAGTTCTAACCAATGTAAGTCACTTGCCTTTCTAAATCTAATATGTCCAGGACCACGCCAATGTGCAGTTGCACCACATACGTGTCCTTCTTTTGCAAATACTGGAACATACTCCCAATACCCGCCTTTTAAAATAATAGCACCCCAACTCCATGGATGATCATGTAACACAGGTTCATCACTTACAAGAACTTTATGAAGTGTAATATTAAATGGAAAGTTTTTTCTTTCTTTTAAAAATAGATAATATCTAATCAAATAAGGTACTTTTCCTGAGCGATCAGTAATCACTC